AGCTATTGCTGAGGCAAATCTACAAGACGCGGTTGAGCGTGGTGATGGAAAAGGTGTGGTAGAAGCCCAAAAGCTTTTATCCCAGCTTATGATTCAGCAAGAAAAGCTGACTCAAGCCACAGCGCAGCGGCAAAGAGCCCCACAGCAAGCCCCTGTCCAGCAGTATGCTCCGCAACCCCAGTACCAGCAACCGGCTCCAGCCCCGCGCCCAGATGAAAAGGCGGAACGTTGGGCCGAGGATAATGAATGGTTTGGGAGCGACACGGTTATGACCCATGCTGCCTTTGGTGTTCATTCACAATTACAAGAAGAAGGATTTGACTTGTCAAGTGATGAATACTATGATGAGCTAAATCGGAGAATCCGTAAGGAGTTTCCGCACAAGTTTAAAAAGGCTCAGGTAGACACCACCCGCAATATCGCCCCCGGTGTCGCACCTGCAACTCGCGGTACTTCCGTGAGTCCGAACGGGCGCAGGACCATCAAACTAACACCTAGTGAAGTGGCCATTGCAAGAAAAATAGGTGTCCCCCTGGAAGAGTACGCTAAGTACGTAAGGAGATAAACATGACTGAGCAAGTGAAAATCGATAGAACTACTCGTGCGGCTGCAACCCGTCAAAAAACGGAGCGTCGCAAGGCATGGATACGTCCTTCTGACTTAGATGCGCCTCCCGCACCTCCTGGATATGAGCATCGTTGGATTCGTAAAGAGTCTTCTGGCGTAGATGACAGCAAGAACGTAGCAGGCAAACTCCGTGAGGGGTATGAACTGGTTCGGGCTGAAGAACACCCAGACTTCATCGTTCCTTCGATTACAAACGGCGTACATGCTGGCGTCATTGGCGTTGGCGACATGTTGCTGGCCAGAATCCCAGAAGAGACTGCGCAGGAGCGTAGGGAGTACTACGAACAGCGGACTAGTGATCAGATTCAGGCTGTTGACAATGACTTGATGAAAACCAACGCTCACGACACCATGCGTGTAGTCAAGCCAGAGAGACAGTCAAGGATTACATTTGGTGGCCCTCGTAAGGCCGAAGACTAAACTTTTTAAGGAAGAATCAAATGGCTAACGTTAATAAGCCTTTTGGTTTTCGTCCTGTCGGCAAAGTCGGCAGTAACTACGATAACCAAGGTCTAACGCAGTACAAGATCTCCAACAACTACGGTACCGCTCTGTATCAGGGTGACTCCGTTAAGTTGTCCGGAGGATATTTAGCAATCTCAACAACCGGTGCAGCAATTGTCGGTGTATTCCAGGGCTGTTATTACATCGATCCCACGACCGGCAAGCCCACTTGGAAGAACTACTATCCAGGCAGCATTGCTCAGGATGGTATTGTTGCTCTGGTCAACGACGATCCTAACGCTCAGTTTGTAGTACAGTGCTCCGGCATTGCTGCTGCTACTTGCGTAGGTCGTAATGCTGATTTGGATACTGCTGTAGCAGGAAGTGCAACAACTGGTCAGTCTGGCCAGCAAGTTGGCGTTCCCGCAACAGGTAATTCTACGTATCCGTGGAAAGTTGTTGGCGTGTATGAAGACGCAGAAGACAATGATGTTGCTGCTGCTTACGCTAATCTCATCGTTATCCCGAATAACCACCTCTACAAAGGTGGCACGGGCACTGCAGGAGTTTAATCATGGCTATTTCACGTTCGCAACTAGTACGAGAGCTTGAGCCCGGTCTTAACGCTCTGTTTGGCTTGGAGTATTCCAACTACGAGAATGAGCACGCAGAAATCTACGACGTAGAGACATCTGATCGTGCGTTCGAAGAAGAGGTAATGCTCTCTGGCTTTGGTAACGCCCCTGTAAAGTCTGAAGGTGCTGGTGTCGCTTATGACAACGCACAAGAAGTCTATGCGGCTCGTTACACCCACGAAACCATTGCGCTGGCATTCGCGCTGACGGAAGAAGCCGTTGAGGACAACCTCTACGATCGTCTGTCTGCTCGTTATACCCGCTCTTTGGCCCGTTCTATGGCACAAACCAAGCAGATCAAGGCTGCTGCCGTTCTAAACGGTGCCTTTACTACTTCAATCGGTGGTGACGGCAAGCCTCTCTGTGCAACGGATCACCCCACCCTAACCGGTGCAGATCTCAAAAACGAATTGACAACACCTGCCGATTTGTCTGAGACCTCACTGGAGCAGGCTTTGATCGACATCGCAGCGTTCACAGACGAGCGCGGCCTGAAGATCGCGATCCAAGGTTTGAAACTGATTATCCCTAAGGAACTCCAGTTCACGGCTGACCGTATCATGAAGTCCACGCTCCGCGTTGGTACTGCTGATAACGACATCAATGCCATCAAGAACATGGGCATGATCCCCCAGGGTTACACAGTTAACCACTTCCTGACCGATCCGGACGCATGGTTTATTAAAACCGACGCCCCCAACGGCATGAAGATGTTCCAGCGTGTATCGATCAAAACTGGCTTCGAAGGCGACTTCGACACCGGCAACGTTCGCTACAAGGCCCGTGAGCGTTATTCGTTTGGGTTCTCGGATCCACGCGGTATCTTTGGTTCACCGGGTTGATGTTGTAAGAAAGGGGGGTTGCAAAACCCCCCTTTTGCTGTATTCTTTAAGGACTAGGATTTATTCAGCCCATACGACTGGCCTAGCAGACGTTATAGAGACTTATGGGCAATGTGCTATAACACGAAAGGTTTATCATGGCTAATACCAATTTCTCTGGCCCAGTCACGGCTGGAAATATTAAATACACTACCGGAACAACGGTAGGCACTGATGTAGCAAACGTAGGGTATGTATTGATGGCTCAGTCCGCTGTGATTGACATCATCGGCGCAACTTCGAACAACCAAGTTGTTGCTACTATTCCTGCAAATTCACAAATCGTTGACGTTATTCTGAACGTTACAACGGCTAACGACGACACCGGTACTGCCACTGTTGTAGTTGGAACTTCGGCTGATGCCGATGCTTTTGTTCCTTCTACCAGCGTCAAGACTGCGGCTACTACTCGTGGCACCTTAGACACCGAAGCTACTGATGTTGGAACGACTGACATTCAAGTTTTAGCGGATTTTACCGCTCAAAACGGCAATGGTGCTGCAGGCGCGGCGACAGTAACTGTTCTTTATATTCAGAACAACAACCTCTCCTAATTAGGGGGCTGTAATGAGCGCAAGCAATATAAGCTCGGTCACTAAGACCAGCGACGCACAGGCTATTGCGGGACGTACACGTGTAGCAGGAGTTTACTTCACGTGTACTTCAACGGCCTCTTCATTTTCATTAAAGAACGGTACAACTTCTTCTGGGACGGCTTTAGTGACGATTAATACTCCAGCTTCTGCTGGGGCGTATGACATCATTGTTCCGGATATGGGGTTCTTGTTTGATGAAGGCGTATTTATTGACGTAAATGACGCACAAGTCACCAGTGTCACACTATTTTTCTACGGTGGGGCAGCGGTCTAATGGCCAAGGCCAAGGGAATGGGCATCAAGACTTCGGTCAAGTCGGGCAACTTTCGCCCGACAAAGTCCGGGGCTGGGATGACCAAAAAAGGGGTTGCCGCGTATCGAAAGGCTAATCCTGGGTCTAAACTTCAGACTGCGGTCACAGAAGACAACCCTTCGGGCGCCCGCGCGAAGCGTCGTAAGTCTTATTGTGCTCGTTCTGCTGGCCAAATGAAGAAGTTTCCAGAGGCGGCAAAAGATCCGAATAGCCGTATTCGCCAAGCCAGAAAACGATGGAAATGCTAAATGAGCGTCGAACGGGAACTAGCCACACACTCTGTTGAAATTCGTCATATCCAAGATGACATGGATAAGATGATGGCAGACATGAGCGACATAAAAAAGTCGTTAGAAGCAATTAATCTAACCTTGTCAGAAGCGAAAGGCGGCTGGAAAACCCTCATGTGGGTGGCCGGAGCGTCAAGTGCGGTGACAAGTTTTTTTATTGGTTTGTATTCATTTTTCAACGGAAGGTAGAACCATGCCAGCAAAACCCGGCTTGTATTCTAATATCAACGCTAAGAAAAAACGTATCGCTATGGGTTCTGGTGAAAAGATGCGTAAGCCGGGAACTAAAGGCGCTCCTACTGCAAAAGCTTTTATACAATCTGCCAAAACGGCAAAGAAAGGAAGGAAGTAATGGCCAAGTTAAAAATGGTTATGAAGGGCGGTAAAAAAGTTCCAGAATTTGCTGCGGATGGGGTGGGCAAAATGAAAAAAGGTGGCGTAGCAGGCATGCACAAGATGCCTGATGGCACCATGATGAAGAACTCGGCCATGGATAAAATGGGTCGTGCAGTTAAACGTAAAACGGCAGATGTTAAAGGCCGTGCAATGAAAAAGGGGAAATAATCATGGCTGGAAAAGGAATGGGCATTGCAACCAAGGGCGGCGGATGTGTTGAGTCTGGCCCTAAAAATAAAATGATTTCAAAGACCAGCAAAACCAGCGGTCCTTTGATGATGAAAAATGGCGGTGCCGTTAATCAGCACAAGCGCATGGCCATGGGCATGATGGGTGGCGGAATGGCTAAGGGTTATCGTAAAGGTGGCTGTGCTTAATGGCAACCTCGGGAACAACAATATTTGACCTTTCGATTGATGATTTAATCGAAGAGGCATTTGAGCGATGTGGGATGCGCATGCAGTCCGGGTATCAACTCGGGTCTGCTCGTAGATCACTAAACTTGTTGTTCTTAGATTGGGCCAATCGAGGATTAAACCTTTGGACAATTGAGCAGGCAACTTATTCATTGACCTCTGGGGTAAATGAGATAACTCTTAGCGACGATGTCGTCAATGTCTTGTCCGCTGTAATCCGTTTAACGTCTCAAGGTACCCAAACGGATATAACTATTGACAG